GCGGGAGATTTACGACAACTACGAGGGCAGGCTTCGGAAAAGCTTTGGCTTCCAGACGAACGGGCTGACGCGCCCTGTACTGGTGGCAACGATGCAGGAATTCATGCGGAGCAACCTACACCTAGTACACGACAGGGACACGCTAACAGAAATGCTTTCCTTCATACGCAACGAAAAGGGGAGAGCGGAGGCGGAGCAGGGCGAGCATGACGACCTTGTGATGGCTTACGGGATTGCACTGATGGCGAGAGCGAGCGGACAGCAGCGGATGGATATGCCGGAGGAAAAGAAGGAGAAGAAAGCGAAATGGACGGCGGACATGTGGGAGGACTACAGAAACGCCAATGCGAAGGAGAAGGAATATCTGAAAGAAAAATGGGGTGTGCCGTGGTAACGGTTGAGGTGAAAAGGGGGTGATAGATTGAAGTATGTGATGCCCATTGAGGACAGAAGGATGGTGGGCGTGATTGGGGATTATCTGAGGGAGCGAAACGAGCGAGACTATGTGCTTTTCATGACAGGGGTGTACCTTGGGCGCAGAATCAGCGACATTTTGCAATACAGGGTGCGCGACCTGCGAGGAAAAGACCGCATTGCCATTGCGGAGCAGAAAACAGGGGAGACAATCCTATTGCCCATCAACCCACATTTGCAAAAAATATACAGGGATTTTTTCAAGGGAAAGAAGGACTACGAATACGCCTTTCGCAACAGCAGGAGCAAGCAGAACACGCCGATTTCACGCATACGGGTATGGCAGATATTGAACGAGGCGGCGGACGCGGTGGGCTACAAGGAAAGCCTAAGCTGTCACACACTCAGAAAGACCTTCGCCTACTGGCTTTACATGGACACAGGGGGCGACATTGTGATGGTGCAGGAGGTGCTGGGGCATGCTGACCCAAGCATTACGCGGCGATACATCGGGATTGACCAGCAGAAGAAGGAGAAGGCGATAAACGGACTTAGATTTTAAGAAAAGAAGCGGAAAGGAGGGAACAGCTTGGACAGGAAGAAGAACGGGCAGGGAAAGCTGCCGATGTGGCAGGAGCGACTGCGCAGAAACAGCGCAGCGATGCGCGAGGAATTTGAGCGGATGGACAAGAGAACCGCCCTTTACAACGGGACGCGCGAGATTGAGAAAACACCGGACGCAAAGAGCAGCAGGGCGGCAGCACTTGCTACGGGGGTAAGAAACATCGTTGCGGAGCTGATGGAGGCACAGGTGGACAGCAGCTTTCCCATGCCGAAGGTGACGGCAAGGCGGCAGGAGCATGAGGAGCTGGCGAAAACACTGGAGGATTTCCTGCGGAACGAAACAGACCGCCTGCCCTTTGAGATGCTGAACGACATGGACGAGCGCATCACACCCATACAGGGGGGAGACATTTTTCTTGTGGAATGGGACAGCGACAGGCACACCCACGAGACGAGAGGGGAGCTTTGCGTGAGCCTGCTGCACCCGAGACAGGTGATTTTCCAAGACGGGGTGAATGAAATCAACGACATGGACTTTATCATTGTGCAGATGGGAATGTCGAAGAAGCATGTGAAGGAAAAATACGGCGTGAGCGTGGCGGACGAGACAGAGAGCGACCCCCAGAGCAGAGGCGGCAGCAGCACGGCGGAGGACGTTGTGACGGTGAATTTCGGATATTTCCGCAACGACAAGGGCGGCATTGGGCGTTACACATGGGTGAATGACATGGAGCTGGAGGACTTGGAGGACTACCAAGCGCGAAAGATGAGGCGCTGCACGAAATGCGGGGCGGATATGACAGGCTTGGACAGATGCCGACACTGCGGCAACGAAAGGGCGGAGGAATACGACAGCGACGAGATGGAGCTTTACGAGGACATTGAGACGCGAAACGGCGTGATTCCCATGATGACGGAGACCGAGGAATATCCCGAAGGGGTTAGTGAGAACGGCTTGATGATGGACGAATTCGGGAACGCCTACGAGGCTGAGCCGATGCTGACAGAAAGACCGACAAGGATTCCCCGATACAAGCCCGACATTTACCCGATTGTGATACGCAAGAACGTGAGCAGCTGGGGGAAGGCACTGGGCGACAGTGATGTTGACAAGATTATGGATCAGCAGAACATGATTAAGAAATGCGACAGCCGGATACAGGAGAAGCTGGACAAGGGCGGCAGTATTTTCACCAGAAGCGAAAAGACGGAGGTTTCCAAGACGGACGAGCAGCTGAGAGAGGTTATCTTTCAGGGGGCGGACGAAGCAAACCTTTTCGGGGTGCATAATTTACAGGTGGACACGAGCCAAGACCAAGCCATTGCAGAAGCGAACTACGAGCAGGCGCGGCGCATTTTAGGGATTACGGACAGCTTTCAGGGCAGACCCGACCGCACGGCAACGAGCGGCACGGCAAAGCAGATTGCGGTGGCGCAGAGTGCAGGGAGACTGGAATCGAAGCGCATTATGAAAAATGCCATGTATGCAGATCTATATGCGGTGATGTTTCGCTTTCTTTTGGCTTACAGCGACGAGCCGCGGAGCGTGCGGCACAACAACATTGACGGCAGCACGACCTACAGCGAATTCAACAAATACGACTATCTGGCGCAGGATGCGGCAGGGGAATGGTACTGGCTGGACGATTTCCTTTTCAGCGTGGACAACACCTCAAGCCTTGCAGGGAACAGGGAATCCATGTGGCAGGAAATCCGCATGAATTTGCAGACGGGGGCATTTGGCGACCCGAGCGACCCTGAGACGCTGATTCTATTCTGGGAGATGATGGCAGGGCAGCACTACCCCGGCGCGGCAGAGATTCGGGAGAGACTGGAGAAAAAGAGACAGGAGCAGCTGGCACAGATGCAGATGCAGCAGCTTCCGCAGGAGATACAGCAGATGCCGCAGGGGGCAGAGCCGCAGGGCGTGCCCGACATGGCGGTGGAGGATGCAAGCGGGAACATAATGAGCATGATGGACGGCATGACAGGAGGTGTTTCAGGTGGACTGTAAGAAATGCGGCATTGAGCTGATGATTCTGGAAAGAGGCCCGTTATTGTTTGAGAACGATGACAGGGCAGATGTGCCGACAAGGGCATATTACAACTTCAAATTCGGATGCAGAAACCCGGAATGTGAGGAATTTCAAAGGGTTCAGCACGAGGAGAAGGTTTATATTGACGATTGATGAAAACCAACCGACCCAAACGGGAGGTTTTTATATTACCGCATTGCACAGCGGAGAAGATTTTTCTAAATGTGTAGATTGGAGCGGGCGAAGGAAGCGAGGAATGACGGAAGGGGGTGAACGATATGAGAAAACACGGAAACGGACTGGAAGTTGGTAGAGCCGGCACGATGGAAGTGAAGGCAACAAAGGGGGCTGAAAGCACAAAAGCACCCAAGAAGCAGACAGGCGGAGATTTGAGAAGCACTAAGCGCTAAGTCAAAATCAGGATTTTGATTTGGAAGAAGGAGGAAAGCAGAATGGCAGGATATGACGAGGATTTCTGGGGCGAGGACTTCTTTGAGGGAGAGGAAGGCGGCGAGGAAACCACAGAAACAGAAGTAGAGACAGAGGAAACAGCGGAAGATTCTGCGGCTGAGGACAGCGGCGCAGAGGATGAGGGTGCCGATTCTAATATCGGTGGAGGTGATCCAGTATCTACAGCAGAGGAAGGGCAGGAATTCAGCCCCGACCTTCTGGCACGCATTGAGGCGGAGACACAGAAAAGGGTTGACGCACGCATTGCGAGGGAGTTTGAACCCCTACACGAACAAGCCGATTTTGACAGAGGCAGACCTGACCGCTTACCGCAGTGCATTTGCGGCAGAGGAGCAGAGACAGCAGCTGGAGGAAATGGGCGTTTCCAAGGAGGTTTTGGACAGCTACATTCAGAACCACCCTGCCATGCAGCAGGCACAGCAGGTGATCCACCAGCAGGAGCAGCAGGCGGCGAACGACTTTATGGCGAAGGAATTTGAAGCGATGAAGAAGGAATTTCCGGACTGCGGACTGGAAAGCCCACAGCAGCTGAATGAGACAGAGGCAGGCAGACGCGCCTTGCAGATGTGGGCAAACGCCCCCGGCATTACGCTTGCGGATGCCTATGCGGCAACGCACAGAAGGGAGCTCAGCAAAAAGCAGAGTGCCGCCGCCAAGCAGGCTGCCATGAACGAGATGAACAGCAAGGGACACCTGCGCCAGACGAAGGGCAGCAATGCAAAGGGAGATGTGCCGGAAGAAATCAGAAGGGAGTACAAAATCTACTTCCCGAATGCAACGGATGCGGAGATTGCGGAAATGTATTGGAAAAACCAGAAAGCAACGGAATGAAAAGGAGTGAGAGAACATGTTTAAAGTAAAAGACAGACAGAACAGCTGTGTAGAGCCTTTTGAATTTCTGCCTGCAAAGGACAGCGAGGTTTACGCACTGGGAGAGGCACTGACCTATACGGACAAGGTGACAAAATGCGGCGAGACCGCAAAGCCCACACACATTTGCATGGGGCCTGCGGATGCAGGCGTGGTTCCCGTGATGCCTGTGCTGGCAACGACAAGATTTGAAGTGCCCTATGACGCAAAGCCCACGATTGGGACTGCGGTGACACTGGGAACAGCGGCAGAAAGCGTGACAGCGACCACGACAAGCGGTGTTTTCACTGTGACGGATGTGGACGAAGCAAACGGAACAGCTTGCGGCTTTTTTAAGTAAGCGGATGAGCCACTAAATCAAACATAAGGGATGCAGTCAGAGGATGACTGCTTTTTTATTGCAAAAAAAAGGAGTGAAGAACATGAGCGGAATTATCTTTTCTCAGGCGAGCGGCCTGAATGACAGCGTTTTTGGCAAGAGTCAGGAGCCTATCAAAAGCATGATTACGGCAGGCGTGGAAAGCTTTGAGGAAACCAGCCTGCTGGACAAGATTTTCTACATGGATAAGACAAAGAACTTTGCGGAGAAATACGCAACCATGACTTCTCTGGGGAACTTTCAGGACGTTGGCGAGAACGGCGCGACACCACAGGACAGCTTCCAGGAGGGCTTCTGCAAGGTGATTGAACCCAGCACATGGAAGCTGGGCTTTTCCATCACAGCGGAAATGATGGAGGACAACAAAATCGGCGATATCAGCAATGCGGCGAAGCGCTTTACCACAAGCTATGGCAGAACGAGAGAGCAGTTTGGGGCGGCACTGCTTTCCAACGGACACAACGCCAAAATGAAATGGAACAAAAAGGAATACAGCATTACCTGTGCGGACGGAAAGCCCTTCTTCTTCAAGGAGCACCCCAGCAAGGTAGACGGCGTTTCGCTGAAGCAGAGCAACCTGTTTAAAGGAGCGTTCAGCGTGCTGACGCTGGATGCGGTGCAGGAGGCAATGCAGGACTTCAAGGACGACAAGGGCAACCTCTTGAATGTGAAGCCCGACACCATCATCATCCCCAACAGCGGCCCTCTGAAAAGAGCGGTTCTGGCGGCGGTCGGCAGTGAGCTTGACCCCAGAAACAACAACAACGCTTGGAACTTCCAGTGCGGTCTGTGGAATGTACTGGTATGGGCGGAGCTGCCTAAGACCATCGGCGGCAAGCCTTACTTCATTCTGATGGACAGTGATTACATGCAGCAGTACGAATGCATGCCTTGGCTGGACAGAATCAAGCTGAAGGTGGACAGCTACATTGACCACAACACACACGCAAACGTTTTCAGCGGCAGAAGCAGATTTGCGGCAGGCTTCAACAACTGGAGAGGTGCGGCGTTGTGTGGCGAAGGTTTAACCGGAGGCACAGACCTGACAACGCTGAACGCTTAAGTCAAAATCAGGATTTTGACTTGGGGGGCAGAGGAATGAACAGATCAGTTCCGGCGCAGGCTTGAAACTGCCTGTTCTCCTCGGCGGAAATCAATTCCGCCTGCGGATTCCATGCGGGGACACCCCTGCACCCCGAGGCGGTTATTGAGAAATACAAAAAGGGAAGGAGGCACGGGCGCATGAGCATTACTTGGAAGGAATTACAGGAAACGTGCCTGCGGAAGATGGACAGCTTGGACGGGGCAGCGCTGGCGAAGGACAGCAACAATGCGGCATACCTTTACGGTATGCCCGCCGCCGCCAATGAAGCATTGATGCTTTTGGCTACCAACGGGAGATACTGGAAGAAGCTGCTGACAATTACACAGAAAGAGGGAGAAACCGCCGCAAAAGGAGAGCCTTTGGGCGGTTTTCTTGCCTACGACCTGCGGCAGCTGGCGGAGGGCTTTTACTGCATTGACAAAATCAAGCGGGCAAGCGGCACGGACTACGGCACCTATTCCGGCTACATGATGGAGGGTGACCATGTGCTGCTTTTGCCGGCAGAGGATGAAGGGACGTTCCGCGTATGGTACAACGCATACCCCACGCGGATTACGGCGGAGACAGCGGCAGACTTCCCCATTGACCTGCACGAGGAGGCAGCGCATTATGTGGCGCACTACATGGCAGGGCAGCTATACAAGCATGACGACATCAGCATTGCACAGATTTACATGAACGAATTCTTTGAATGGATGGAGCGGCTTGCGGAAAGCGGACGCAAAGCAGACGGCAGAAACGCCGGCAGCGGCGGCTGGGTAAGTATAAAGAACTACTACTAGGAAGGGGGCATAGGATATGGGGAGATTCAGTGTGCCTTCCTCGCCTGCCAGAAATGTGGTGAAGATTGAGACTTTCAAGGGGGTTGACCTCAACAGCAGCCCCAGCAACGTGGAGATTACCCGAAGCCCCAACGCGCCGAACATGATGCGAGATGTGCCGGGGAAGGTACGCAAGCGG